TCAACAAAGAACCAAATGTTGCGCAGAGCACTGTTACTTTAAAAGATGACAGTACAACTGTTGCAGAGTTCACAGTTAGAGCTACTACTAATACTAACGGAGATGGTTTAACAGAATATATTGGATTTCCAGGAGATGGAATTAAATGTGATACAAGTTTAAAACTTACAATCGCAACTGCAGTTACATTTTGTACGGTAATTTTTGGATAGGAGCGCATTGTGGCTACAATCACTTACACAGTCACTGTAGCAACAGGGACTAACCAATACGGAACTGGTAATAAATTTTATATTAACGGTAGCGTTAGTCCTGACTTAAATTTAATTGAAGGTAATACTTATATCTTTGATCAATCTGATTCTACAAACGGCACACACTTTTTAAGATTTTCAACAAGCGCAAATAATGATCCAGCTGCACCTTATACAACTGGTGTGACTGTTACTGGAACTCCAGGAACAGATGGAAAAACTACAATAGTCGTAGCTGCAAACGCACCTACTTTGTATTATTATTGCACAGCTCACGCAGGAATGGGTGGTGCCGCTTATACACTTGCTGCAGGGTCTATTTCTACGACTGCAAATTTTGAAGCTACATTTACAATTGATGAAGTGATTGAGGACGCATACGAAAGATGTGGTGTCCAAGGAATTACAGGTTATCAATTAAAAGCAGCTAGAAGATCATTAAATATTTTATTTCAAGAATGGGAAAATAGAGGTTTACATTATTGGGAAATTGGTAACACAAACATAGATTTAGTAGAGGGACAAGCAGAGTACATTTTTTATAGAGACACATCAGATGGAGCTAGTGCAACAACTGTAGCACCGACAGGTGTTTATGGTTTATCAGATATTATGGAAGCTAGTTTTAGACAAAACTACGGAACAACAAATCAATCTGATAGTCCGATGACTAAAGTTGATAGATCCACTTATTCTGCTTTTTCAAACAAATTATCTAAAGGAACACCATCACAGTATTGGGTTCAAAGATTCATTGATAAAACAACAGTAACAATTTATCCAACACCAGATGCAACAGCAGCAGGTAATTATATGTATATCAATTATGTAAAAAGAATTGCTGATGCTGGTAATTATGATAACGTTGGTGATATTCCAAACAGATTCGTACCGTGTATGGTTTCTGGTTTAGCATATTACCTGTCACAAAAATGGGCTCTTGATAGAGTGCAACCTTTAAAATTATTATACGAAGATGAATTAGCTAGAGCGTTAGCTGAAGATGGTTCACCTTCTAGTTCATTCTTAACACCAAAAACTTATTACCCAGGAGCATAATGGCAAAATTTTCATCAGGTAAATATGCACAATTTATTTCAGACCGATCAGGTTTTGCATTTCCATACAGAGAAATGGTAGTAGAGTGGACTGGTGCTAGAGTTCATACTTCAGAGTTTGAACCAAAGTCACCACAAGTTAGTCCTAGACCACATGGTGCAGATCCACAAGCTTTAGAACACGCTAGACCAAGATCACCATCTATACCAAGTCCAGGTATATTAAACCCTGATCCGTTATCCATGAACGCAACTACAACAGCAACAGTTACTTTAGACAATTGTCAGTTACAAGTTGGAGATGCAGTTACGTTTTTAAATGTTACAGATAATTCTGTTGGCGGTGTTACAAACACTTTGTTATCTCCATTTGCAATATTAGCAACTAACATGACTGATTCATCTACAACGATTGTTTGTGATAGCACGAGTCAGTTTCCATCATCAGGTTATGTGTTTATAGAAAGTTTTACCTCACCATCTGCAACAGACCCTAATTATGTTCCAGAAAAAAATTTTGAAATTATAAAATATGATACGAATACAACAGGCACTCAAACTCTTTCAGGTTTAACTAGAGCAACTAATGCTCCGTTTAGAGGAATTACACCACCTCTTACAACTGCGTACGCACACACTGCTGGTGTAAAAGTTTATGGTGCTTTTAACGTGGCAAGTATTACAACTAGAACACAAAAAAATCCTGGTGTGCCTGCTGAAATTACGGTAAACACAGGATTTACATTTACACTACCAACGGCTGCAACATCTACAGAAGTTGGAGGTGGACCAAATATTTATTTTAGTCCAGTAGGAAGAGGATCGGTATAATGGCATACACACTATCAAATTTAAGAGACGATATTAGAAATTACACTGAAGTAAGTAGCACAGTA